GTTGGATAGCATGGTGGCCAACCTAACCCCCCCGCTGCGCCGCGGATGGTTGGCCACTACCAGTTTTCTCAGGGTCTCCCCTGAAGGCTTCTCTGGAAACCTGGTGTCCCATTGGTCTATCGCAAGCCGGATTGTTAACCGCGTCCCCACACGGTTCCAGCCGCTTACCACCTGGTTCACCAACACACAAGCACTCCGACCTTATGCCGGAGCGGGTCCTTGTTATGGCATCAGGACCAAAACCAAACAAACAACAAAACAATCTTACGATCATATCAATGCTGCAAGTCCTTCAAGCGTAGACGGAATCCACTTTTCCGCCTTCTTCTCTAACCATCCAGCCCCAGCAGAGACAGCTCTGCTGAGGGTCCGCTCTCCAGCCGCCTTCAGCGTATGATGCCACCCTGGATCCGCAGTATGCAGGGCGTTGACAGTGTGCTGATGGTCGGTGCCAGCGGATGAGGCCATGGTGGGTGTCATCCCGGTATTAGGTTTGGGTGTCCATTCCAAGATTGAAGTGGCCTGGAAGGACATGGTGGTCGAGGCAGGTATGCCCCGAACCACCAGGAACAAAACATTGGTGTCATTGGCGTCTGCTCCGGTGGCAGCAAAAGATGTAGAAGTGACAGTGGAGTACTTTGAGTCAAAAGAGCCAGGGTACCAGCGAACTTCATGCTGATCCTTACTTACCTGACCTCTTGCAGCAGCAAGGGTAAACAATTGGTCTGACGAGGTCACAGCAACCGCGTTGTCATAGGACGTGACGCCAACTGCAAACTCACCAGTGATCGTGGTAATGCTAAGACCAGGAATGGCAAACCGGATAGCTGCCGCAAACGCGCGCTGTTTCTGCGCTGTGGATGTCAATGTGGTGTAACCGGGGGAGAAAACAGCACTGTACGCAAAAGCTGGCGCAATGGCCGTGGTGCTATTAGCCACCACCCAAGTGTAAGCCCAGCCAGTGTTAGGGTGCAGCATGACACCAAAACAAGACTGGGCAACTCCAGTGGACGGCGCATAATCAACCAGGTAACGCGCTATGTGTCCTTGCTCCCCATCGTAGAACCCAGCGGTTCCAGATGGGAGAGGTGACACAAAAGGGCGCTGCAAAAGCAAAGCATGGTGATTTTGGGCCGCCGCTTGGTTGTCCTTCTTCGGACGCGCAAGGCCAGGGGGGTAGCGTGGACCACCTCCCCTAGCCCTCCTCCGGCGACCTTGCTGCCTCTGTCCGCGCGGCCGCCGCGCCAGGACAAGGTTCTCCAGCCTACGTACATATGATGCTTGAATCTTCATGTGTGTAATACTGAGCTCGTTGTGTGGGATCTGCAAATAACGGGGAAACAAAACCGATGTTGTGGGGATCAAGTGCCCTGAATTTCGCCTCTAACTCAACCTGCTCATCAGGGAGGATGTCAAACGCTCTGTGCAATGAGGCCCGGGCAATGGCTTCATTCACGGGGATGTCTTCACGCTTGCTGGAGAACATGCGCCAGGTCCTACCTAGTCCGCTATGCTCCTCCTGCAACACCCTTTCAACTATGGATGGACGATGGGAGAACCTGGTCATGGAAGCATACATCTCTTCCAAGACGGGAATGCCCTTGTAAAGGGACAAGCCACACAGGCCGGTTGCCACCAAATTCTCCTCAAATGTGGCGTAGTTCCTGGAAGTGAGGGATAACCAGTCGTGTCGCATGGCTTTGTGCACACTACGGACCATCATCCAGCGAACCTCGTTCAGCTGGACGGGCCGACTCTGGCAAAACTCCACCCTCTCCAATGCATCCACTGCATCCTCCACAGTCATCTCAAACCCAAACTGCAAGTGGTGCTCAGGCAGCGCATCTAGGAGACCAACATGCTTCTTCTCAATAAAGATTCCGCAGTCGTCCCCATCATTGATGAACCGCCAGTGGCAAGGCAAGTCCTTCAAAAAATGGTGCGTGAGAGCACACATTATGAGGACATTTCCAAGGGCCGTGTTCATATCACCGGAGGCTCTGCAGCCATCAACAGTGTACTTAATAGACCCATCACACATGTTGGCAAACCCAACCTGCTCCACCTGCCACCTTAGCACTTCTGCAAACTCGGGATCCTTGTGCATGGCAGTGTACAAGGAATGCTCAAACTCCAGCGCTTCTTTCGACACGTGCTGATCAAACCTAGAGGCATCTAAACCAACAAATACTGGGTCGGTGAACTGCCCCCAATACTCCACTACCGTGGAACCTCTCTGCCATGGGTTGTCGCACTTCAATACAACATGGTGGCCAAACATACGATCTATGGCCTTATACACCAGCTTCTCAAGCGGCCTCAAGTAACGGCCCACAACGATGTTATACTCAGGAGTGCGCGGCTGAATTAGCCGCGGACATGGATTGTGTTTTAACGTCCCATCATACAGCTCGGCCTTAATGAATGTTTTGAGGTATCCATCCTGCCGCCTCAGCCCGCGCTTGGCCAAGTTGGCTGCGGCCGCCTCATACCGCCTTCTCTTCGCCCCTGTGTATGACTGGACAAACTCAAGAGTTGTCCACACAGGTGGAGAGGCTGGCATGCAGCGCCGTACTCCTTTCAAAAAATAATGAAGGGTG